TGACCTCATCCGGCGCTACGCGCACCACGAGTTCACCTTCATTGCGCTCGACGTGATCCCGGGCGAGCGCGGGCGCATGGCGACGCAGGGAGAGATCGACGCGGCCGTGCGCCAGTCGTACGACAACTTCCGGGTGATGCAGAACGCGCTGCCCGGGGCGAAGGTGTTGCCCGTTTTCCACAGCGGCGAGGACAAGGCGCTGCGCGACGCGTACCTCCAGCTCACGGATTACATCTGCCTGTCACCGAACCAGAACTTGTCGGAAGCGCAGCGGTTCGCGTGGGCGCAGGACGTACACGTTGCGGGCGTGAAGTTCCACGGGCTGGCCACAACCGGCAACCGCATGCTGTCGCGCGTCGACTGGTACAGCGTGGACAGCTCGGGCTGGTTGATGGTGGCGGCGATGGGGAACATCCTGTTTCCGATCGGCGACCGCCTGCAACCGCTGAGCCTGTCCGACACTGCGCCCACGGCCAAGCAAGACGCAAAGCACCTGAGCACCATGCCCGAGAGGCCATGGATTATCGACCAGATCCGGCGGCGCGGGTACCACGAGGACTCACTGGCGAAGGACTACGCCGCGCGCATCTGCTGGAACATTGACATGTGGAACTCCCCGCCGTGGCGCAAAGAAGTGCGCCATAGCCCGGGGCTGTTCGCGTAAGGGAACAACATGCTCGAGATCCTCAAGTTTGTGAAGGGTGCCGTAAGCACGAAGGAGTTCGTGCCCGCGCTGACGCACTTCCGCATCAAGGCCGGACGCATCACCGGGTACAACGGGCGGCTCAGCATCAGCGGCCCCATCCCGCTGGACATTGACTGCTGTCCGAAGGCCGAAGCGTTTGTCAAAGCCATCGAAGCCTGCACCGAGACGGCACAGCTACACCTCACCGACACCGGGCGGCTCGCCGTGCGCAGTGGGCGCTTCCGCGCACACGTCGACACGATCGCGAATGCCGAGTACCCCGAGGTTGAGCCCGAGGGCGCGCATGTGGCCATCGACGGCGAGCTGCTGCCTGCGCTGCGGATGCTGTACGAGTTCACAGCCGAAGACGCCTCGCGCCCGTGGGCCGCCGGGGTGCTGCTCGACGGCGACACGGCTACCGCGACGAACAACGTGGTCGCCGTGCAGAAGTGGCTGGGCTATCACTTCCCGTACCGGGTAAACCTGCCGCGCTACGCCATCAAGGAGATGACGCGCATTGGTGAGGAGCCCACCGGGATGCGCCTCACCGCTAACAGCGCCACGTTCTTCTACGAGGGCGAGCGTTGGTTGCGCACCCAGCTCAACGCGCTTGATTGGCCCGACATCAACGGTCTGCTAGACCGGCACTGCCACACGATGCCGCCCAAGGTGCCCGACGGTTTCTTCGAGGCGCTGTTGACGCTGGACCCGTTTGTTGATGACAGCCGCCGCGTCTTCATCGACGGCGACCTGCTGGCCACAACGCGGGGCGGCGAGGGCGCGAGCGTGCAGGTGCCGGGAATGCCCGAGGGCGGCGCGAGCTGTTTCAACCTGCGCATGTTGTCGCTGCTGCAAGACGTGGCGACGCACATTGACTTCGACCACTACCCCGACCCGGTGCCGCTGTACGGCGACCGGGTGCGCGGGGCCATCGCGGGGATCCGGCTGTGAGCATTCGACTTGTCGAAGTACCGAAGGACACTGAGGGCGCCTGCAACTTCTGCACCGCGAAGACGCTAGACAAGACCGTGTGGTTGCTCGCCAGCGCGCACCCGTACCGCAACTGGACCATGCGAGTGTGCGACCGGTGCCTCGACAAGCTGGTGGCGCGCCTCAAGGAGATCGGCCGTGCGTGATGATGCGCAAGGCTTGTTCTGGTTTGACCAGCCCGCCGTCCGTGCGCGCGGCTCGGTCGTGCGCCCCATGCCGCCCATCCCCGACACGGGCTGGCTGCCGCCGAGCGAGTTCCCCAACCTCGCCGCAGCGCGCGTGTTGGCCGTTGACACCGAGACGAAGGAAACGGACTGGGACCGTGGCCCGGGCTGGGCGCGCGGGCAGGGGCACATTGTCGGCGTCTCGGTTGCCACAGACGACGGTGCGCGCTGGTACTTCCCTGTTAGGCACGAAGTTGAGCCGGAGCACAACCTCGTACCCGAGCACGTCTTCGCGTGGCTGCGGCACGAGATGTCGCGCAAACATCAACCCAAGGTTGGCGCGAACCTGATCTACGACTTGGGCTGGCTGGCCGAAGAGAACGTCGAGGTCGCCGGCGAGCTGGTAGACGTGCAACACGCCGAGGCGCTGCTCAACGAGCGCGGCGAAGTGAACCTCGACTACCTCGGCGAGAAGTACCTCGGCGAAGGCAAGACCACGAATCAGCTCTACCAGTGGTGCGCCGACTTCTACGGCGGCAGCGCCAACGGCGACCAGCGCGGCAACATCTGGCGTGCGCCGCCCCGGCTCGTCGGCCCCTACGCCGAGCAGGACGCCGTCATCCCGCTGCGCGTTGCCCGCTGCCAGTACCCGCTACTGGAGCAGGAGGGCCTGCTTGACGTGCTGCGCATGGAGAACGGACTTATCCGCCTGATGATCGCCATGCGTCGCGCAGGCGTCTCGGTGGACGTGGACCGCGCTGAGGCGCTGCGCGTGAAGCTGCTGGGCATGGAGCAGGAGGCGCAGGCGCGGCTCAACCACATCGCCGGTTCCATCGTTGAAGTGAACAAGGCTGCCACCATTGTCCGCGCGTTCGACGCGATGGGGCTCAAGTATCCGCTCAGCCCCACGGGCAAGCCCAGCTTCACGCAAGCATGGCTGAAGGCGCAGGACAACCCTGTGGCTAACGCCATCAACGAAGTGCGCAAGCTGTCCAAGCTGCGCGGCACGTTCATTGAAAGCTACGTCCTCAACGGCCACGTCAACGGCAAGCTCCACGGCCAGTTTCACCTACTGCGCAGTGACGAGGGCGGCACCCGCAGCGGTCGCCTGTCGAGCAGCGACCCCAACCTGCAGAACATCCCGTCGCGCGACGAGTTGGCGGCGCTCATCCGCGGCCTCTTCATTCCCGACCCGGGACACAAGCAGTGGAGGAAGTACGACTACAGCCAGATTGAGTACCGCTTCCTCGTCCACTACGCCATCGGCCCGGGTGCGGATGAGGCGCGGGCGCAGTATGCCGACGACCCGAATACGGACTACCACGACTTCGTCATTAGCATGATCAAGACCATGACGGGGTACGAGCTGGCGCGCAAGCCTGCCAAGAACATCAACTTCGGCCTCATCTACGGGATGGGCGTTGCCAAGCTGCTGGCCACACTGGGGCTGTCAAAGGAGGAGGGCAAGAAACTGTTCGACGCGTACCACGCAGCCATCCCGTATGCGAAGGCAGTGATGGAGATGTGCTCGGGGCTGGCGGAGGAGCAGGGCTACATCACCACCATCCTCGGCCGCCGCAGCCGCTTTGACTTGTGGGAACCCAAGAACGGCGAAGGCCCTGCGCTGACGCTGGACAACGCGCTGCGCACCTACGGCCACATCCGCCGCGCGTACTTGCACAAAGCGACGAACCGCCGGTTGCAGGGCAGCGCCGCGGACATGATGAAGTTCGCCATGTGGCGCTGCTGGGAGGACGGCGTGTTCGCCGCGACGGGCGTGCCGCGCCTCACCGTACACGACGAGCTCGACTTCAGCGACACCGGCCACAGCGACGAAGCCTTTGACTATATGCAGCACGTCTTGGAGAACGCGCTACCCTTGCGCGTGCCGGTTCGTGCCGACCCGGAAGTTGGACCAGATTGGGGGAACGTGAAGTGATGCCAGTCATGCTGACGCCGCACTTCGCCGCGCTTGCGAACCTTACGACGGGCACCGCAAAGCGGGCGGCCGAGCTGCTCTACCTGATGATGGCCGGGGTGCTGGACACCGACACCACCATCGACATGCTGAACAACGCAAAGAAGTCAGACAACACCGCGGAGGTGATTGCGATTATGCTCGCCGCCGCCGCTTTCATGGAAGGAGAACTGAAGCAATGCGGCAAAACAGGAACGAGGCAGTAGCGAACCGCCTGCTGGCGGTCAACCCACACCGGCCCACCCGGGCCAAGGCGAAGGAGAGCACCATGAGCAGAGGCAGCGTAAGTCTTGCAGTGCTGGTCGGAATCTTCGTGTTGTCGGCGGTCATGCTCGTCGGGTTCCTCGACGCGCAGATGGAAACGGTCGCGCAGCGGCAATACTGCCGACAAGTTGCAATCCACAAGAGCACGGACGGCGTGCTTGGCGTGCCCGACCACAAGCACGTCTTTGACACGCAATGCACCCCCGACGGCGGCCTGCGCGCCAACCCGGGCACCGGCAGCCAGTAAGCCCCGCCCGGGCGGCCCTCTGTGCGGCTGCCTGTGGCCCGTTTAGCCCCCGGGGGCGGTACGTACCTACCGCCCCCTCTTTGCGGGCCTGCTGTAGCCCCGCAGGTCGCGCCGTAGCAGGCCCCCGCCCCGGGCTAGTGGGTGGGCCGGTCAAACGTGAGGGCGTGGTGCTGCTGTGACGTGTAGCCGTCGCGCACAGCCTCAAGCTCGAACGTGAAGCCCGTGCTCCACACCGGCGACGTCGTAATCGGGCCGCTGATGTAGCTTTCGATATTGGCGCGCTCGGTCAGCGACGCCACGGTGTAGACGACAAGCGTGTGTAGGTCGATCAGCGACGCGCCTGTGGTGCCACCGGCACGCGCGCCGAAGTAGAGGTCGAACGCCCCGAAGTTGCCCGTCGCGTTTACAGCCGACGTGCTGCTGCGCGCCTTCTCCGCGCTGGCCCGCCACTGCCGCGTCTCGTTCGGAGTCGTGTTGTGTACCTGTGCGCGGTCGAAGATCGTGGTCATTACGTCGTTGATGGACAGTGTCGTACCGCTGAGGCCCAGCGCCGCCGCACTCCACACGTTGACGTTCGCCATGCCCGCTTCCCATGTGCCGCCGCCGGTTGCGTTCGTGTAGATGATTGCGGCGGCACCGCCTTGCGAGGTGTAGTTGGTCGACAGTTCGAAGATGTTGTTGTAGCGGTTGATGCTGGCGCTACCGATGCGCATGTAGACGCCCAGCTTGTCCGACGTATTGACGCTGAGCGCCGTGCAGGAGTACGCGTCGTCCGTACCGTCCAGAACACCCTTTCCGTCGTACACCCCCGCGTTGACGATGCGGGCCTGTTTCGTCGACGTGGCTTGGACGAGGTCCCTGCCGCCTCCCGTCTGGTCGTAAAACTTCGTGATGTAGCCCGAGCCTGCGCCGCAGTGTGCGAGCAGCGCCGTGCTGTTGAGCGTGAGGTCTGCGTTGAAGCCGATGTCGGCTTCGGCGTTGTCGCTGCTGCGGCGGACCCGGATGGCGTTGGTTGCCGTGCTGATCAGCTTCCGAATTGACCACACGGCGCGCGGCTGCACTGTCAGATAGTCGAGGTACTGGTATCCGGCCGCGGGCAGGTCCGCCGTCTCATCCGAGTTGCTGTACGCGAACGACGTGCCGCTGATGCCGGTCGTGGTGCGCAGCAGAACGTCGTCTTGGTCGTAGACGCGCACGGTGTACGTCGTCCCCGCCTCGGGGCCAACGCTGGCGTCCTGGAAGATGACCTGCGTAGCACCCGTCTGCTGCAAGCGATCGCGATGCGCCCATGTCATCGTGATGGTACCGCTGCCCACAGTGGTCGGGAAGTAACTGCCGTTCACCTGCACGTTGCCCGGGGCATACGGCCGCACAGCGCGCGAGTCCATTGCCACAGTGACGGCGGTTGCGTCGTCGATGTCGAGGACGCCCATGCCGGACGAGGGCAGCAGCTTCACGTCGACGTTCTCGCCGCCCGTGTACTCCGTGATATCCAAGCCGCCGAACGCGTCCCAAAAGACAATGGTCGCACCGTCCGCATGCTCGGCAGGCACGGTGTCGAGCAACGCGCGGCTCACCGTAAACGGGTCGAGCGACGTCACGAGCACCAGCTCGTTGTCCACTTGCCCGAACATGCCCACCTCAAGGAACTCAAAGTCGGTGCCCGGGGTGATGTCCCACTCCTCTTCTTCTGTGGCCCCCGGGAAGCCAACGTCGGCCGCCAGCGTGGCAACCGGGCTGAAGTCGGCGACGCCTGTGCGCGCGTAGCCTGCGCCGCTGTCCGACCAGATCTGCAGATTGATCTCGGCGTTCGACCGCGCAGCCGTGGCCAGTACGTAGCCCACGTCGGGGTCGTCGGCCAGCTTGTCCTCAATGATGTCTTCTCCGAGGCGTTGGACCAGTTCGTAGTACGGTGCCTCCATCGCAATCGCGTCGGTGTCCTGCGGCGGCTGCACGGGGTCAACCCAAATCACACCCGGCGGTTCGACGGTGCCGGTGAGCGGCAGCGCGAAGACGTCTTGCGTGCATTGCATACGCACTTGATTGGACGTGCCGCTACCGTAAGCGATGCCCACAATGCGCATGACAACCGGCTCGGGCAGGAACTCCTCGTCCGGGTTGTCGGGGTCGGCAGGCCACTCCAGCACGAACACGTCGGCCAGCTCCAAGTCCAACGCCGTGCGGTCTGCGTAGACGGTACAGGTGCGCAGCGGCGTGGACAGCGTGCGCAAGTCGCGCAGCGCAACACGGCGCGCGATCCACGGATTGGAGAAGCCCGGGTATTGGATCGTCGTGTTGATCGTTGCACCCTGCATCTGCACCAGCGCCGGGTCGCTCTCGGTCAAGCTGCCCTCGCCGCTGTTCGCGCCGTCCCAAAACACCACGCTGACGGAGTTGCACAGCTCGCCGACAGTGGTGTAGTCCAAATTCGCCAAGCGGGACACGTTGCTCTTGTTGAGCACCGGGATCGTCTCCACGTCGTAGTCGTCGCGGATGAGCTTGCACTTGAACTTGCCTGTCTTCAGGCTCACAAACACGGCGGCGTTGATGTGCCGCACGACCTCTTTAATAAAATCGATTACAGGCATCTGCCGATCCCACAAGATCGACATGCCCATGCCCTCGGCGAACAGCGTGTCGGCAGCGGCCGTGAACGAAGTGTCGTCAACTTCGGCCGGGTCCCAGCCCATGCCCCAATCGGGGTCCGTGATGCCCTCACGGATGATGTGGGAGGGATTCATGTCCAGGAATTGCCCCGGCCCCGGCTCAGCGCCTTCCCAGCTCACGGTGAAGCTGTTCAGGCAGCACCGGCCGCCTCCGGTGTCGTGGACGCGAATGGCGATCTCGTTCGGCGCCGTGAGGCTGAAATCGTCAGGGTCGGTCACACTGATAGCGACCGGGAAGGTGCTGGTGCTGGCAATCTGAATGCCGTTGTTGTAGACGTAGACGATGTCGTCCAAGTAGGCAGCGTCAAGGTTGAACTGGGTGATCCCGGGCGGCAACTGGAACCGCAGCACGAAGCCAAGGTTCGTGCCCTCGGGTACTTCGGTGCCCGTGGTGTCGTCGTGGCTGTCGAAGTCAGCCGCACCAGTCGCCCACGCGCTGTAGTCCACACCAGCCGCAACGAGGTCCACCCAGTCGCTCGCGTTGTAGAGCGCGTACGAGTAGACATGGTCCTCGAGGAAGCTTCCGGAGAACGGTGCGCCCTCAGGCGCTGAGGTGATATACGACGGGATACCCGCCTTCTCGGGGTACCACTGCTCCTCGCCAGTCAAGCCGGTGAAGTAGATGCGCTGCCACCGCATATCCACCGGCTTGATATACGGGTTCATACCAAAGTCGAACCGCTTGAACAGCGTGCTCGTGACACCACGGAACGCGGGCAGCAAGCCGCCGACGGTGCTGGCGAGGAAGGCGTTGAAGCCCTGCGCCGGGCTGCCGTTCATGACCTCAACGGTGCCCTGCACACCACCCTCGCGGCCGATGCCGCCGAACAGCTCTGTGGCCACAACGGACACGTCGCCGTTTGCGACGTTGCCCTCCCACGCCACGCGCTTGTCAAAGCGGATGCGCTTCAGCGCGTCGGCCACTCCGTGGAACCAGACGAAGTGCGCGTCGAAGATGTAGCGGTATCCAATCGTCTGTTTCTTACTGCTGCTCACGGGCCACCTCCGCCACCTTGATCGCCAACGCGTCGCCCGTCGCTTCTACCACGCTCGCGGGCAGGCCATTCACGCGAAACTCATCCCAGTCCAAACCGTGCCGCTCCGCAAACGCCTTCGCGCCCCGGCGGCACTGGCCAGCGGCGCGGACGTGTCGCATTGTCACCAGCGGATCGTCCATCACTTCTTCCCTCCGCTTGCAGTCACCTTCACCGGGGTGAGGTTTCCGTAATAGACACAGTTGGGGCCTTCGCAGTCGCGGGTACCGAACAGCACCGGGATCTCGCGCCCCTCTTCCGCCGTCGGAACCTTGAAGTCGCCGAGGCCTGCTGGCGGCTTCGACTGCGGGCTGGGCATCATCGTGTACGCTGCAATCAGCGCCACAACAAAAACAACTAGATACCACCACATAGCGCGCTCCTCACATGATCGATTGTCCGCCCATCGGGTTCCGCGTGGGCAGCAGTGGGAACCCGCCGTGGTTCGGCAGGTTATCGAATTCGTCGTTGCAGTCGTCGGTTGTGTGCGCGCAGCCCTTGTAGAGCGTCACGCTCTGCGGGCCGTCCTCGGTGACTGCATTGGCCAGCGCGGGGAAGGGCCGGGACAGCGTCACCTGCGTGCCGACTTGCGACACGATGAAGCGCACCACGTTACCCGGCCCCTTGAGCATTCCGCCCCGGTACCGCTGGTCAGGTGCGCCGCCAATCGAGGACACGGTAACGACATACCCGCTGACCGCCGTTGCTGTGATGCCGTCGAGCTTGTGGTCTTCGTGGTTGAGGAAGCACCCGCGTCCGTAGAGGACGTGGCGGCACAGCCGGTAGAAGCGCGGACGCAGCCCCGGGCGGCCCAGCACGATATTGAAGTTCTCGAACACCAGCGTGATCTTGTCGCCGTTCGTGTCGCCCTTCACATGCGCGAGCTGGCCCTTCCAGAAGGTGAACGTGCCGGTGGGCGTCTTCTGGTAGATGGTGAGCGTAACGTTGCTCTCCACCGGGTACTGCATCCACGCCCGGGCGACCGGGTTGGCAATGCTGGTCTCGATCTCGAGGCTGCCGCGCTGGAGCTCCGTCTTGCTTTCCGGCTCCGTGCGTTTCATCGGCATCGGGTCGTAGGTGTCGCCGAGGTGCGTTTGCTCAGCGTCACTTGACGTCTGCGTGTAGACGACGCCGTTCTCCACCATGCGGTACAGCTCGATGATATCGGTCACGGTTGCAGCTCCAGCACGGGGAAGGACGACTCACAGCAGCCAGCGCCAATCCAGTCGATCTGCACCTCGTCCGTGTCCAGCCGCTTGAGGCCGAGGTAGCTGATGCGCCGGATCAGCGACGCATCGAATGCGAGCGCCGTGTCGAGGTTAAGCTGAACCCGGTTGCCGCTCAACAAGCTCGCGCTCAGCACCTCGCACGGCGTCCACCCGCTGGTGTTCTCTACCGCGAGGTGGAC